CAGTAAATAATAAATTCATCACAGAATTTACACCTGAAGGTTATTTCCATTTAACATTTGGTTCAGGAACAGTTAATCCACTTGATAATTTGGACAATTACATGACAGGTGATTTAAAAGTAAATCTTGCAACATATCTAAACAATTTATCATTAGGAGCAATTCCAAAGGCAAACACTACTCTTTTTATAAAATATAGAATTGGTGGAGGTAAAGACAGTAACTTAGGTGTTAATGTCATTACAAGTGTTGATAATGTTGATTTTGTTGTTAATGGACCGGTTTCTTCAGTAAACACTCAAGTTATACAATCTTTAAGAGTAACAAACGTTACACCTGCAATCGGTGGTGCTGACCAACCAACAATAGAGGAAATCAGAAACATGGTTGCTTATAATTTCGCAGCACAAAATAGAGCGGTTACATTAAATGATTATAAATCAATAATTGAAAATATGCCATCTACGTTTGGTGCACCGGCTAAAGTAAATGTGATGGAAGAAGATAATAAGGTTAAAATCAAATTAACCTCATATGATGAAAAAGGTAATTTAACAAACATAGTTTCTAATACATTAAAAAACAATATAATAGAGTATCTTTCTGAGTATAGAATGATAAATGACTATTTGGAAATTGAAAGTGGTGAGGTTATCGACATGGGTGTACAGGTAGATATTTTGGGAGATAAGAATGAAAGTGAAACAGAAATAGTTAGAGCAACAATTGAAAAAATTGTTGATTATTTCAAAATAGAAAAAAGAAAAATGGGAGACCCATTATTTGTGGGTGACTTATTTAAAGAAATTGGTACAGTTGCGGGTGTTGTAAGTGTTGTGGATATCAGAGTTTACGGTAAAGTAGGTGGTGAATATTCAACAAATGAAGCTTCAGTTGGTTATGTTGACGAAGCAACAAAGGAGATTGTACAAAGTGATATGACAATTTTCATGAAATCCAATCAAATTTTCCAAATTAGATTCCCTAATAAAGATATTAAAATAAGAGTAAAACCTTTGGTTTCGACTACATTCTAATTTAAAATTTTCTTATATTAAAATGGAAAATCTCATTGTTTCTATTTATTATAAGAATGGTACAAAAACATAGAATATCTACAAATATTGGCAAAGATCAAATAGTCAAAGTCGAGTTAAAACAAGACTATGATTTACTTGAAATTTTGTCTTTAAGATTCACACAACAAGAAATATACACATCACTTTGTTCTGATTATGGTGTTGTTTGTGGTAGAATCTCAGTAAATAATGGACTTGGTGTTCCAAATGCTAAAGTATCTATTTTCATACCACTAAGTGAAGAGGATGAAAATGACCCTGTAATTTCAAAACTATATCCTTACAAATCTAGTGTTTCTGACGTTAATGATGATGGTTACAGATACAACCTATTACCATCAAGAAAACAACATGGTGGTCACGAACCAACAGGTACATTTCCTGACCAATCTGAAGTATTAAACAGAGAAGAAATATTAGAGGTATATGAAAAATATTACAAGTATACAGTTAAAACAAATAGTTCAGGTGACTTTATGATATGGGGTGTTCCGATAGGTTCACAAACACTACATGTGGATGTTGACTTATCTGATATCGGTTGTTTTTCATTAAGACCATATGACTTTAAAAAACAAGGTTTGGGTGACGACCAATTTAAAAACTCATATACATTTAAAGCATCATCAGATTTTTCAACCCTACCTCAAATTGTAACTTATGATAAAACAATTGAAGTATATCCTTTTTGGGGTAATGAAGAACTTTGTGAAATTGGTTTAACGAGAACAGACTTCGATTTATCAGATAGAGGTGTAAAAATAGAACCTAAAGCCTTTTTAATTGGTGGAACATATACAGATTCCGGAAAAAATGCAATTAATAAAAATTGTCAACCCAGAAGAAAAATGGGTAGAAAATGTGATTTAATGACAAAAACCGGTAAAATTGAAGCAATTAGATTTACAAACAAAAAAGATTCTAATGGCAGACCAATTTTAGAAAAATATGAAATAGATCACGACATTACAGACGACGGTTCATTTGTTAGGGAATTACCAATGAACATGGAATATCTTTATACAAATGAGTTTGGTGAAAATGAAATCACAAACGACCCAAATAAAGGAGTACCAACTGCTGCGTGTTATCGTTTTAAATTTTCATTAGACGATTCTGGTAACGAAAGAATTAGAAAGGCTGCATCATATCTTGTACCAAATATTAGAGAATATGTAGGACAAGAAGAACAATCATATGCGTTTTCAACAACATGGACTGATTACCCAACCGCGGCAGTTTCAAATGATTCTGACAAAGGAATTTTATATAACACATTCGGTCAATATTATCCAAGAGATTATTTCTATAGAGTAACATATAACAAAGTTTACACTGTGTCGTCTTTTCAAAGTATGTACTATGATAGTGCAACATTTAGAAATGATAGATATATCGGTTTAAAAGAGTTAGTTCCAACAGAGGAAGAAGATTGTTCAGAAAATTTAACTCCACCTGTAAATTATGGAACAAAAAATTTCACATTCCAATTATTAATTGCAGATGTTTTACTGTTGTTTGAACATATTATAAATCTAATATCAATTTTAGTTATTAATACAATAACAAGATTTATGTTTGCATTAGGTAGAAGAACAGACGTGTGGCCGGTTAGAAAAGTTGGTAGAGAAATAAAAAGAATTGCTTACAACATACAAGAAGATAACCAAAGAGAATTGTATCTTATAAGTTATCCTGAATGTGAAAATTGTAACACTGATGCGAATGGTAATGAATTAGAATTTGGTGAGGCTCCCTCATCAGGAGAATCAAATATATCTTATTGTTCTGTTGGTAGTATTTCATTATTCTTTCCAATAATTGGAGCGAATTCAGACCCAAGTACACCGACTTATTTATCAACATCAACATGTACACCACCACCTGTTTTAATAGATGGTGCAACAATTGAAGAACAAAATACATACTTTGTTACAAATCAGTACAATTATTTTTTACAAAGTTTGGATACTTTAGAGTATGTTAATTTAGTACCGGGATCTATATTTTTTCAAGTAAGCGTTAGTGATCCTACACAATTAGAACTGATTGATTATACCGGTCAATATTATGGACAATATAATTTTGATATACAATATTATGTCGCATCATCAGGAACAACAGTTCAAATAGAAGGTGGTTGTGAATTATTTGACACACCTTATGATGAATCACTAATTACATATTATAATGTTAAATCCGGTTCAACTACAATTAAAGTTGCACCCGCAAGTTACACACTTGGTATGGATGTTGTTTCGACAAACATATCAAACGCAGATGGTTCCGCACCAAACTTCAACACAACTAGAGATGATGATGGTAGTAGTATTACTGATACTATGTATTTCTACGGTGATAAAACTAATGGAAATGATATATACCAATTGGTTGATTCTTTTGAAGGTGATGTACACATTAAAAAAACACCAAGTGGTCAGACAGAATTTAAAAATGGTGTTTTTGTAATTGTTCCTGGTTCTCAAACAAACCAACAATTGTATAAAATATTAAAAGAATACAGAAGAAGAAAAAGAGTTTCTAAGTTATTCTGTGGTGGTATTGTTAATTATTCTTATATAGATAACTGGTTGTCAGGTTCATTATATTTTTTCTTATTCAAAGGAAAAAAAGGAAAATATTGTGAAGATGTAATTAGATACTCAAATAGTCAAGGTGCGTTTTATTATAGATCATCTCGATTTAATGGTTCCACTTGGGGTTTAACATCATGGCAAGGTAGTTCTAAGCCAACAAGATACTTAGGTAGACCAACTACGATGGTTGATTTAGGACCAAGAGATGAGTTTATAAAAGAAATTTGTGTAGACCCATCATTAGACCCTAATTGTTCGGTAAGTAGAGCAATAGGACCAACATCATTCCAAAGTTTTGGTGAGTTATTAGGTCTTGCAATAAACTACAGACTTGATGTTAGTAATAATGATTTTAGTATTAATGGTTTTTTTGATAATGGTGGATTCAATTTACCTAATCAAAAAGTTTTTGATGGTGATATCATACAATTAATTTCAATAAACAACGAAGCGGGTATAGAAGAATTCGATTTGCAAAATGCGAAATATTTGGGTTATTCGTATCAGTTCTTAGATCCAGATGATCCAGCTACAAAAAATGTATTTAGTAATGGAACAACATATGGACCATTGCCGGTTACTCTTTATTTGGATGAGGATGGAGAAAGGGTTAGGGCTTGTTTAAATGAACCAGAAAGATTAACAGAATCATCTCAAAAAGTACCATTCTTTTTGTGGGATAAAAAAGGTACAGGATTTGGACCATATAATGATGCAACCGTAGATGACCAATCATGGTATTACAGTAATCCACAAGTACAA